CGCTTGCTGGCTTCTGGGCTCAGGCGACCCGGCATCTTGAGCACGCCGCCAGGCACTGCGCCCTGAGCAAAGAACCGCGTGACGTACTCCGTGACCTCAAGCTCCAGCCCGATCAGGTCGCGCATCTGGTGAATGAATGGCACGCCCAGCATCGCCTCGAACGTCGTCGGCCCGACCAGGTGGAACATGTCGTATCCGCGGAAGCGCCGCATCTGCTTCTCTTCGTTCTTGCCGGTGTACTTGCCCGTCCACACCTGGTAGTAGGGCTGGTTGTCGCCGTCACGGTACATGGCGACGTAATCGCTGCGCAGCGGCTCCAGCGCCACAGGCCGGCCCGCCTGGTCACGGTGGATGTAGGCGAAGAAGTTGCCAGTGAGCAGCGCCGACGTGAGCGCCATCTCGCGCCACTGAATCGCGCCGATGTCATCGGACGCCTCGTAGTTCAGCAAGTTGTAGAGCGGGTGATCGCTGTCGGAGACCTTGCCCTCGGGGGTTTCCCGCAGCACTTGCCAGTCGAGTCGGCTGATGCTCGACGCGATCAGGCGCACGCACGCGAACACGGTGGGAGCCTCAAGCGCGCGCGCCGGCGTAATGCTCTCGCCCGTGTAGGAGTACGTCTGGACGTATGACTGCACGCTTCCGCTCGTCGGCTGGCCGATCGGCACGGTGTCCTCGAAGTCGGAGCGTGGGGGGGTCGGGCCGAGGTATCGGCGCAGGATGTCGATCAGAGCCATGTGATAGTCCTTTCGGGTTGTTCGTAGACACTCGGGCCAGTCGCGTCTTGCCTTTGGTGCAGCCATGTCGCGAGCGCCGTCACCAGCGCCGCGGCCGCGTCGATTCGTTCGGTGCTGCTCGACTTCGATGGCTTCAGGTTCCCGGCGGGGTCAGACTCGCAGACCACGTTCGAGATGCACCAGTTCAGCAGCAGGTTGTTTGGGTGCCGGATCTTCCGCGACACCACCAGCGACTCCAGCTTCTTCGCCGGCTCGCTCAGGGTGCGGTAGCCCTGGCGCACTTCAATCATCGGCACGCCCTCGCCGTACAGGCCGCTCGCGAGTTGCGTCGCGTTCCACGGATCGAAGCCGATCGACTTCACCGCGTAGCGCTTGCAGCATTGCCGGATCGTCTCGGCAATGAAGTCGTAGTCCACGACAGCGCCCGGCGTGGGATGCAGGAAGCCCTTCGCGGCCCACACGTCATAGGGCGCGCGGTCGCTGCGGCTGCGCCGGCGAATGCCATCCTCGGGGCACCACGACCACGACAGCACGTCCACGCTGCCGTCCTCGCTCGGGAAGATCAGCGTCAGCGCCGACAGGTCTGTGGTCGTCGAAAGATCGAGCCCGCCGTAACACTCGCGCCCGGCGAGGCGTTCGGCGTTTGCATCGCTCGACGCGCATGCCGCCCATGCGTCGGTGCTGATCCATGCCTTCTTCGACTCGGTCCACTGGCACAGGTACAGCTGGCGGAAAGTTGTCTCATACGCGGGCAGTTCCTTCGCCTTGTCGCACTCGGCCTGCAGGAACGCCTCCGTGACGGTCACGCCCAGCGACGGGTTCGACTTGTGCCACACCTTCGGGCTCTTCCAGTTCGCATCGACCGGCGCGCTAAACACAGCCGGGAAGAAGGCTGCGTCCTCGATCAGACCGTCGCGCACCTTCTCCGCGTAGGCGTGCAGTTCCCAGCACAGGCTCTCGCGGTCGTGGCCCGCTGTCGTGATCGACACGATGAGCGGCTGCTGGCGCGCGCCCATCGAAGTCACCATAGCGTCATACAGGTCGCGATCTGCGAAAGTGTGCACCTCGTCGAAGATCACCGCGCTGGCGTTCTTGCCATGCTTCGTGCCAGCGTCGCTGCTCAGGATCTCCAGCTTGCTGTTCCCGAAGGTGATCACGTTGCGGAACACCTCGACCGCCTTCGCCAGCGCCGCGTTCGACTGCACCATCTGCCTGCAGGCGTCGCCCACGATCGCAGCCTGATCCCGAGCGCTGGCGCAGCAGTAGACCTCGGCGCCCGGCTCGCGATCGGCGAGCAGCAGCCACAGCGCAAGGCCAGCGACCAGCGTGCTCTTTCCGTTCTTGCGCGGCACCTCGATGTACGCCTGTCGAAAACGCCGCGTGCCATCCGCGCGCTTCCAGCACAGCAGCGAGCCGAGCAGGTCACGCTGCCAGGGCAGAAGCTCGAACGCCTTGCCAGCCCAGATTCCCTTTTGATGCGACAGCAGGCCAAAGAACTTGTCGATGCGCGCCAGTTCGTCCACGTCAAACCAGTCGCCCTTCGTGGCGGTTGCCGATGCACTAAAGCCCGCGACGGGCGCGAGGATCGACTCGATCCCGCTGGCATCCCCCTTCGCCTTCTTGGAAGACACAAGGCCCACACGATCGCTCGGGGTCAACCCGAAGCACCTCGACAGGCGCGCAACCTCAGCCCTCGCATCGTCGCGCACCTTCTTCATTGGATTCATATACGTTCCCTGAGCAGTTTCAAGGACCAGCCCCTTTTCCTGAACAGCAGCATGCGCCCGCTCGAACTCGGCAGACGCATGCGCGAGCGCGTTGTGCGCCTGGTAGTCCTCGGCGGCGTACAGGCCCAGCCGGCGCAGATCCTCGATCAGCCGGTCGAAGTAGCGGCGCGCCACCTCGTCGCTGGCAACAAACGGCAGCAGCAGCGGGGGGCCGTCGCTGCCCTCTGGTTCGTGCTCGCGATGTGCCACTAGTTCACTCCCGCGGAACTTGAGCACGTTCGTCGGTGTTGGTTTTGGTCCTCGTTTTCCCATGTCTTGTCTCCTTTGCGCTTGCGCGAAGCCCCTAGTGGGCGTAACTGTCGCTCACACGTATCGACCTTCATGGATGCGGTCCTCAGGCCAAATCAGCACAAAAACGGCCCCCCTCCCGTTTCAGGCCGTGCGCGCGCGTTTTTTCGCCGCTCCTTCAAGTCGCGGATGGTTTTTTCGTCGTGACACGGCCCGCACAGCGGCTGCAGGTTCTCTCGATCGTTCTTGCCGCCGTCTCGTAGTGGCATGATGTGATCCACCTCAGCGGCTGGCGTCACCTTGCCGCGCTCCATGCAATGCCTGCACAGCGGCTCGGCATCGAGCACCACCTCGCGCAGCCGGCGCCAGTTCACACCGTACCCACGACTGTGCGCGCTGCCGCGATCATCTTGCGGCGGCGTCCATGCCATCGGCATCTCTCGCGGCTTGCCGGCGCGCAGCCTGGGCGGGCGTTGCCTCACTGATCCATCCTCCGATACCCAGCCTTCCACAGCGCTCGCGCGATCGCCGTAGCCGTGGCCTCGACCGCCTGCTCGTCGAGCTCAGGGCGAGCGGCATGCAGCACCTCATGCACCAGCACGTCCATCGCGCGGTATCCACGCAGGGCGCGCCGCAGCTGGATGAGCGGGTGCCGGCCCGCGGGCAGCCAGCATCGGCCCCAATCCTTGCCCATCGTCTTCGCATCCTCGTACACGATGCGCCAGGTGCGGCCCGCGATCTTGCTGCGGAACTCACTGCGCACGGGTCACCTCGGCGGCCAGCCTGTATTCGCCCTGCTTGCCCGCAATGTGCAGACGCATCCACACTGCGCCCTTCGACTTGGGTGCCATGCCGCGCTCGACGGACCAGCCGCCAAAGCCGTCGCCATGCTCATCCTTGTAGGTTCCGATGCGCACATGCAGCTGCTCGTCGATCACGACCTCGGCCTGCCCGCTGAACTGGCGCAGGCGCTCGCGTGCGATCGGCACAGTCCAGTGATGGTGTGAGTGTCCGGTGATCACCATGTCTGCATCAGGCCAGAATGACGCATGGCGGCGCGTGTCGAGAACGCCGTGCGTCATCATCGCACCGCCACCTGCACCGTGGAAATAGCGCACGCGGAACGAGAAGCTGCCGCCCTTGTTCGTGATCAGGCGGAACAGAACGTAGCCGCCGTAGCCACCCGAGTACACGGAGCACGGCGCGCTGGCACTGAGCCCGGCGCACAGGCGCTCGGTCAGGTCTGTCTCGTGGCGCTTCGTGATCGCGCTCTCATGGTTCCCGCGGCCGATCACCACGAAACGGTCGGCGTATGGCTTGTAGAACTCGGTGGCCTCGCGCACAAGCGCGTCGAGGTAATCGCCAGATTGATATTCGGGCCGCAAAGCACTGCGGTCTGCCCTCACATCCCAACGCCCCTGCATGCAGCAGAACAGGTCGCCGCAGTCGATCGCTCCACCCTTGCGCTTCACCAGTTCGTCAAGGTGCTTGCGCTCAAGATCCTGATCGGTGTGCGCGTTGTCGTGATGTCGATCCGATGCCAGCAGCCCGTTCCACTCGAACGCATGCGGCGTATCCGCCAGCATGGTCACGCGGTGAATGTTGCGGCTCATCTTCTCGACGGTCCACTTCGAGCCCGGCGATGCGCCTTCGCGCCAGTAGTGTCCGGCGAGCGGCTCCTCGATGCGCTTGCGTTCAGTCAATCGGCTCATTCACTTGGCTCCACGGGCGGAGAAACCTCGCCCAGCAGACGCACAAGCCGGCGCGCGAACTCCGGCGCATCAGACACCCGCAGCATCACCGTCCACTCGGTTGCAGCGTCCTCGCGCATCACAACGACTGGCACCGCGCCAGGC